CTTTATCACTTCTTTTATCTTTACCATGATATTTAGAATCTTCTTTTATAGCTTCATTATCAAAGTGGTACTTAACATTTTTACTTAATAAAAAAATATATTCATGTGCCTTTGTGCATCTATCTTTAACACTTTCAGGCATTGGGTTAGGTTTATGCCAAATAATATCTTGTCTTAAATACCATCCGTCTTGTTGTAAAGCTAATGCAACTCTCCAAGGTATACCAATTAAATCTTTTGGTTTTATACCTTTGCTTGGTTTTGGTCTTGTCACTCCATAGTCTTTATCTCCTCGCAAAGATTGATTAGTTGTTGTAGTTCTTCCGCCACTTGAATAACTATCACCAAGATTCAGCCAAACAGTTCCGTCATCACGCAATACTCGTTTTACCTCTCTAAATACTTTAACCAAGTTATCAACAAATTCTTCAGGCGTATCTTCCATACCAAGTTGTTTTTCTTCATCGTTGTAATTACGCAATCCCCAATAAGGTGGTGAAGTAATACAAGTGTTAATAGATTCGTCATCTAATTTTTGTAATGTTTCTATGCAGTTGCCTTGTAGTATTTGTATTTTCATTTGTCTCTCCTTTTAAAATTGATCATATAAATTTAATGGATTTTGTAATTCTTCTAATGGCTCTAACACTCCATCCTTCCTAAATAATGTCTTGGTAGTGTAGTCAACATTACCAGAATTAGATTTAACTAAGGCGGCTTTTACCACGCTCATGCGCTCGTATGTTACTCGCTGTTCCTCGCATATCCTTTCGCAATCCTCCACGCTCGCAAGCCACATAGCAATCGCCCAACGCACGCTGTCAGTTATGCTTGATGCACCACGAATTTCTGCTCTATGACTCATAGCATCATCACTATCATTAGCTAACGCACCTTTATTCAGATGATGAATCGTAAGCGTTGCACAACCAAGACGAGCTGATATGTTTGCACAATAACTACCCCAGAGTTGGCCAGCTTCATTACTGCTTGATACATTACCTGTTGTAAATGCTTGTAATGGGTCGAAACATACTAACTTTAAATCTGGTATAGCTTTTAATTCTTCTACTAACTCTTGTGCTATAGGGGTAATACCTTCTTCTCTTAACAGTATCATTGGTTCTTTTTGTTCTGGTACAGGAAATACATAGACTTCATAAGAGGAGTTAAATCGCTTGCCCTTAGGGTCGAGCAAGTCAAGTCGCCTATGTATTTCCATTAAATCATCTTCCGCACAGAATATGACACTATTACCACGCTCTACAATATCTTTTCCCCACCATCTACCACCACAACAAATAGAAAGTGCAAGTTGTATGACACTTAATGATTTACCTACACCACCAACTGCGGCAAGAATACCTGGTTTACCAATAGGAATAAGACCTTCAACTAAAAACTTTTGTGGTTCTGGTTTACCTATAAGATTACGAATTGCATATTTTTGTATGCCTAGCTTATGTTCTACAAGTTCAGCTTTTACTTTTTCTAAACCATGTCGTAAATATAAATCGTTAAAGTCTCCGTGTTCACTCGGCAAACGCACGCATGAATTAATCACCGCCTGCACGCACTCTTGCGCCTTCTTCTCTCCAACTCCGCTTTCATCATTATCAAGCGCAACAACAATTCTAGCACCTGAAAGCTTGCGTATCTGAAGGGCTACTGCCATGACGAAATTGGCAGAAAATACGCAAGCTACAGGAATCTGGGTAGCTTCATAAATAGTTGCAGAAGTTGAATAACCCTCTGCTAATATAATTTTATCTAATTTAGGAATGTCTTTTATGTCTGCACCAATGAGAAATATGTTGCCTTTTATTTCTGAATCAGAAGCAAATCTTTTGTCACCATTTTTACTAATAAACTGTAGAGAACGTATGTTTCCTGTTGTAGAATACACACCGCAAACCAACATATCCTGGTATTGCTTTAAACCATAATTTTTAACCTTTTTATTTGTGAGATAGTCATGTTCAACAACATTCGGATAAGAGTCGAACCAGCGTTCAACTTTTTTGGCCACTTCGTTATGCCTTTGTTTTTTAGTTTCATCAGCCCTTTGCTTGGCCTCTTGCAGCTGACGTTGTAGATTGTCTCTTTCTTGAACAGTCATAGCTTGATGATTCACGCTTGACCATTTACCCTCGAAGCCTGTTTTCCAATTACCAAAGGTTGCGAAGTAATTACCGTTGAGTTCATTGACTACATAATAACCAGACTTCTGACCGCCAGAGTCAGCTTTTATACCAGCCATTTCATTAACTGGTACTCTTACTATTTCGCCTGTTATTTGTAAGTGATCTATTCGCAATCCCTGTGATTGCATTTCATTAATTAAATCTCTTGTATCTTTTGGTTTGTTTTGTTCTAAATTATTTCCTTCTGGAAAGTATTTCGTCAGATCCATGTTTTGCCCTTTCATCGTCTTGTTGAGCTATTGCATTAGCCCAGTTTAAATATTGTCTTACTATAGAAGTAAAAACTTTTTTTCTCTTATCCCTATCCCACTTGTGTAATGCTTGATTACCTTCTTCTCTGGATAGTTCTAAATATATATCCTTGGTTTGTGCTATGGAGTATTCAACACCTTCGTCATTGAGTTGTGCTTTGTTTGGTAACCTTTTACCTTCTGTAATCTTTTTTAAATGATCCATACTGCACGCACCTAACCAATAGTCTCCGTCTTTATAAAGTAGTGGCCCACTCGGATTTTTACAATATCCGCAAAGAGTGGGCCTGTTTTTACCATCAAAATTAAAATGGTGCTTCATCATCATCAACAGTGGTAGTTCCCATTGCTGCTAAATCAGAATCTGACGGACCAGTTTTAATATTATCATCCTCAACTTTTGGTTTTGGCTTTGCAACAGATTCAGTTGCAGGTTGCCAGTTCTTACCAAAGTTTTCATCAATGACCATATATTTGTCATCATTATCCATTATTACTGGAGCTACGACTGACTTGTCCATGAACTTATCCATAGATGTTAATGAGCCTAAACCCATTGCAGTTGCCATAGCTTTAAATGAATGTTTGCCACGCCTTACAACATCTGGATTATCATGCCCTACTGTAAAGGCATGATTAATTCTGAATGTTGAACTACCAACGGTAAAGAATACTTTAATTGCTTCCCAGTTATTTCTACCAGTAACAACCTCATATCCATCAAAGTTTAAAGTATGAACACCAGGCTCAATCTTTGCTTGTGATTCTGAACCAGAATCTGTGTTATCAAAATCATATTTTGTTAAATCCATTTTTTACTCCTTGTTAAATCCAACATTTATATTCTGAACAATCCTCTTGCGATTCCCCACAATGACGACAAAATCCATCTTCATCGTATTGTGGTTGATCATCATCACAAAAGTGTTCGTTAAGTTCTTTAGTATCAATCACTTCAACATCTCCTCACGGATTGCGTTCCAGTCCATTGGCAACTCATCTGGTAAGTTGTATCTGTTTTTTGCAAGATACGCTGGGTCGTTGTTTGGATAAATAATTCTATCTCCAGATACAGTTTTAGTAGTCATACCACTTTTACCCTGCACCTTAATAGTACCTAACTTCTTAGCTGCAAAAAAACATGCATCAGAATGTTCCAACAATAATGCTGAAGCTTTCTTATGAAGTTTAAGAGAGTATCTGTCGTAAGCTTCGATTCGTGGATCTTCCACTTTTCTTACCTCACTATGACATATCTGGAATATCATCATTCCTTTATCTCTTAGTTTGTTAAGTTTTTCTATGTACTGACCCCAGTACCTCAATGTTTCGGCATAGCCTTTTCCGTAACTTGGTTGATCAATGGAAGCCCAGTTGTTATCTGCACAAACCTTTTCCCACAACAATCTCTCAAACCAGTCCAAAGAATCAATACAAACAGTTTTGTATTCATGTTTTTCAACGGCAAGCTCATCAAGATTTTCCATGACATCCGCATAAGTTTTACACGGTATGTTATCCATTTGTATCTTACCTAGACCATCCTCGACATCCAACATAATTGGATTTTTTGTCTGCGATGCTAAGTATGTTTTACCTACAGCTGCCTCACCATGAACTATTATCCTTGGTGGTTTTTGTACGGATTTTTTTCTTATATCAGCTAATGACATTATTGCACCTCAATCTTTTTTTCTTCTGTTGGCTCTAATATGTTTTTCATACGAGCCTCATAAGAACCAAGTAAGGTATTTAAATCATCGATATCATTATTAGCTTTTATAATAAAATCATCTCTGATTTGTTTCTTTTCTTGCCAACGAGCCATCAACTCTTTTGCATTGTCTGGCATTTCATTAACCTTATGTTCCTTGCCATCATCCGCAAACTTAATTGTTGGTTCTTCAACGTTTTTGGTTTCACTATTTTCACTCATTAGTTTCTCCTTTATTATATTGTTTATATAAATCGCAGATGCTTCTTGCGTTACAAAAGCGACAATGATCCCCATAAACATATACAGGGTTTTCCTCCAAGCATGCATCCACGCACGGCTGTAAGAAATCGTAGGCCCAATCCACCAGAAACTCTGCGGTGGTGTTCCATGTCTTGATAGGTCCGCCACCCCACGTTGCGCGAGGTTGGACTATTGTAATCTCTACTTCAGTATCTTCATTGCCATATCGTGACAATGCACCTATTGCATATATCATGGCTTGTTTGTTATGTTCTGGACTAACAGGATATTTACCTGTCTTTAAATCTATAACGCACATTTTATGTGGAGTGATTATTAGTGCGTCTGCATAACCATATAGATCTTCTGATATTTCTTGGCATCTAACTTTTTGTTCTACTAATAATTTGCCGTTTAATCTTTTTGCTCTCTCTTGCACATATTCCACATAAATCTTTGCGCAATCAATCATGTCTTGGTCGACTGTTATTTCAAAATCTTCTACATATTCTTTTTTACCAAGCCAATAATCTTCAAGTGTGACATCAACTAAAAATCCTTTTAATAGTTGTTCTGTCATGTTGTGAATTAAAGTACCAACAGCGGCAGGTAATCCAACTTGATAATCAACCTTGGCTGCTAATGTTGGCATACCAGGGCAATTAGTCCATTTTTCAGCAGCTGATGGGCTAAGTTTGGCGTGTTTCATGTGATACCCTTGCTTCTTCTTCGGCTTTTATGATTTCGTCAATATCATATACAATTTTACCATTTAGGTTAAAATAGTCAGGTCCTATTTTCTTAGCACGCCAACCCTCAATGGTTCTTGGAGATCTTCTCCACCTTTGAGCGAGTTGTTTAGTATCTAGAAAAGTTTTATCTTTTTCCATTTAATCTCCCTTTTTGTTTTGATTTGTTATAATATATATGTAAATGTACTTGAATACAACAGTTAATTTAAAAAAAGGAGTAAAAATATGTCGATAGACGATATTAAAAAAGAAGAGTGGGATCGAGTTCGTAAAAACGAACAGGATAATGTAACTGATATAAAACCAGATATGGTTAATAAACCAAAGCATTACCAAGGAAAGATAGAGTGCATAGAACTAATCAGAGATAGGGTTGGTTCAAAAGGATATGCAGCTTATTTAGAGGGTAACATCTGGAAGTATTTATATAGACATAAGGATAAAGAAGAAAATATCCAAGATTTGAAAAAGTGCCAATGGTATTTAAACGAATTGATTAAATATTATGAGGAGTTGTAGGGATTTACCAAGGAGGTAAACATGAACTTATATGAGTTTGATGATCGAATCTTAAACGAAAGAAACGGAAGAAAACCTATATATGTGAACAAACATCTTGTTAAAGACTTTAAGGATTTTTGTGAGAGCCAACAGAAATCACCACATGAAGTGGCTGAATACCTAATATCTTTAGGTATGAACTCTGTTAAACATTACAAAGAACCTAAGGTGTCTTTTGACATTGAAGCTCTTTAAATAGATTTTTGACGTTGGTTAGCGAGTCAGTCGCTTGCATCTCTTCGTCTTTGATTGTTTTCTGTTTACTACCATCTGGAAAAGTAAACATAACTTTTTGTGGTTCAAGTGCAACCATAGCATAGACATCTATTGCTTCTTTATCGTATTGTCTTTTCTTGGTAAACGAACCACGCCTAAAGTCATACTCCCACGACACTCTATGGTTTCTTATTTTAGATTGCGTTTTAACCTGGCACTTGTATAGCGTATGGTCAACATCAAAGATGATATCTGCCTCCGCGCTGTGTGGAACGATAACCACAGTATCTGCGTGTAAAGAAAGTAGCGAGGCTACTAAGTATTCTCCAGATCGGCCAACTCTTTCTGATTGGCGTGCCATGAAGTTATTTCAATCCTTCGGTAATTTTACTTTCTTTAATATAATCTTTTAACTGTTCTTGTCTATCTTGCAATATTTCAAGATATTTTTCTTGCAATCTTTTTCTTTCTTCTGGAGTTAAATTTTTATCCTTCAAGACTTTAGTTCTTCTAGCTTTTATTCTTGAAATCTCATTACGCATAAATTTAATATTGGTTGCTCTGCTTTGTTCTGGGTCAATTGGATATATATTTGTACCAACTAATCTTAAAATTGCTTGTGTCTTAGTTACCTTTGGATCTCCAAATTTATTTACATCTTTATTAATTGATTGTAAAAGTTTCCCAGCAAAACCAATATCTGTTAGCCATGTAGGAGCTGCCATTCTATAAGCATATAACATCATATCTGCTAATTGTTTTGATTCAGGATCATATTCATTAACAATTTCTCTTTTTGTAAATGGGTCTATATTTGTTTGTATAGCACTAATTGTTTGTGGTAATGGTCCACCAAATACACCAGATTTAGATAAAGCTTCTTGTAGCTCTAATTCTTTTACGTCTTTAGCCATGCCTGTAAACATTGCATAAGGTAAGAAGTAACTAAAATCTAACACCTGCCATTTATCATTTTCATCTTTAATAGGCAATATTAAAGCATTACCATTATCTCTTATCCATTCAGGCATGGATTGTTTTATTGTTTTAATATCTTCTGATGTAATTCCTTGATATTGTTTTACTATTTCGTGCATACCATAAGGTATAGCTAAATAAGGTACATATCTTTCTGGGTATCTAATAGCTGTTTCTAATAAATTTGGTAAAACTTTGTAATAATAAGTTAAGAAAGGAATACCAACTGGTGCATTTCTTAAATATCTTACTGATGGTGGAACTAAAGAATAATCAAATAATGTTTCTTGCGCTCTTAAAGCAGCAGTTGCTTCATCTGCACCTTTAGACATTTCATCAATAATTTTTGCTGTCTTACCAACTATTTCCATTTTCTGATAAGCATTAGTTCCTATCTCTGATATAGCACCACCAATATATTTTATTCTATCTACAATGTTTCCAGTCTCTTTTGCTTTTGCTTTTAAA